GGGGAACATTTGAAATTAACAACACATGACACAATCTTATTCAAACAACTCATTATGAATTTACAAGAATTCTGCTAATAATTGAGATGCAAATCCAATTCTTCTAAATGGTTCTTTAAAAAGTCGTTTATAACAGTTTTCAAGAGGTTTAACATTTAGAAACTTTGAGATCTCCATATCATCACTAATAGAGTCTAACAATTGTCGTTTCTTATCTTCGGGAATTGGTATTAAAACATAGTCTGTATCCGGTGTTTTTATACAATGACCTCCTTTTTTACAAATTCCTATCTTGCCAGATTCTGAAACTGCTCCTGTATACTTTAGAAATATATCATAATCATCGTCTACATTTTTGTATAGCACAAAATCTTCTCTTATTGTCCATTCATCTCTGGTGCTAAAAGAATAGAGGATTTCAGAAAGTAAGGTGACAGCTAACAAGAGTTCATTATCATTGATATAATCTGCTAGTGATAAAATTGTTTTCAACTTATATAGCATTCCAACCTTATCTTTTACCTTAGCTGTGAAAACTGCAGATCTGTCAGCATAACCCTTCTTAACAATATAATGAGTCGGATCCCCTAGTTTTCTTAATCGTTGTGTAGAGTGGCTCTTTCCTGATGTAAATATGATGTCTGCAGTTGAAATTTTAGGCACCATGTTTCTGAATTCATGGAATTTTAAGTACTGTGGGTCACTTTTGCTTGAGCCTGTTGAATCATCATTTCTAATTTTTTCTTGTTCAAAATCTTCTATATCAGAATCCTCTTCATCTTCTATCACATTAAATCCCTCAAATTCCATATCCATTTCACCTTCCATTAATTGTTTTAATTGCTCCTCAGACAATTCACCAAATTCATCTTCTATGAAGTCTTCTGGTATGTCATCATCACTAGAATGATCACTTTGTTCAGTTTCACTTTCTTTTTCAAATTTGAAACTTTCATTATCATTTTCACCTTCTGATGGCAAAATAAACTCGGGTGCAGATTCTTTACAATTAAACTTCTTTTTTCTAATCCTATCTCGAAGGTTATCTACAATATTATAATTTGATAAAAACATCTTCACAGCAGGTATATCCTTTAATGATTCTAACTTATTACAACAGGATAAAGCAAATAGATAATTATCATTTTCCAATAAATATGATCCTAACTCATCATAAATTTGTCTTGTAGTTGGAATATCCTCTTCATGAATAAAATGACGAATTCTGCTTTCATTTAGCCACCAATTTGCTGATAAACCGTTTAACTCGACATCTTTCTCCAAATAAGAGCAGTTTGATTGGACACATCCCAAAACTGGTAGTGTAAACATTTTCTTGCTACCCACATAAACAGAACTTTGGTCCCAATCTATCGATATTTGCTTATTTATTCTTTCATCTTGTGATGAGTACAATCCATCAATATCTAACACAGAAAAGAATATCATCCTATTATACTTTTCAGTATTTGCATCCCGAAACATGTAAAAACTTTGTTCACCTTCTTTTGACAATGCATTGTATATATTCATTTGCTCTTTAAATTGTGAAAATGCACTGTCAGACATAATTTCATCTGCAGAATTTAATGTAGGATTGTCCATTATTGATCTGAGTGGTGTTTGAGAGACATTCTTTTCTAATTCAGATTGTTTAATAATGTTAAATAGCTTTTGACCAATTAAAAATGCGTCTGTCAGTAAGTGTTTTTGAGGTGTGTCAGTTAGTACAATTATTTGTTTGGAACCTTTAAATTTCAGCGCCCTAAACTTAACATTCTGGTAATCATATCTAACAGATTCTGAAAATATCTCTGACAAAAACCCTGATAAATTATCATATTGATAAGTATAAACCAACTTCTCATTGACAATTTCACTCAACTCTTTACTATTATCCGTCATAAATGCTTTTAAAAAGCAGAATGTTTTCATTTCATTATGATTGAATCCATAAGACTTGATATCGGTTACATTTTTTGTCATCAAATCTTTGAAACTATATGATGTACTGTCAGATGAGTTTGGATCATTTATTTTTAATTGGTTTAAGATATCCTTTATTTCCTTTAATGGCTTGGAATAAGAATGTCTAACCATAGAGTACAATAATGCAGCATCGTCTATCATAGCCTTATAGGGATTTTTCGTAGTTGTTCTCATTTTTTTGAAATAAATCTCTCCAGTGTGTGGATTCATTGCATCCTTTACTCCTGCTGAAACTACTTGAAATCTTTTCTGATAGAAGCTGCCAAATTCTGTGTGATTTGATAAGAATTCTTCAAGTGTATTAATAGTGTTTGAGTATGACATACATAGATTTCTCCGATTTTGTGACAAGTTCATGTCTGTAAACACAGATTTCACAGTAGAGAGCTTTGTATCTTCATTAAATTCTTCTCCATAAAATTGTTCTATGACCTTTCTATCACTGTTTAGAGATGATAATCCTTTATGATATCTAGTATCCTTAATGAAGTCATCATAGTTAAATATATATTGGATTAAAGATGAAGGTGAATTATCAATATTAAGCCAATTTATCTTTGTGGGTGTCAAGGTTGCAATTGTGCTTCTTGTATGTGTGCCATGTTCTATTATTCTCGATTCAGAATAAAAACTGTAAATTGATGAAACTGTTGCGTCGCAATTCATTGATGCCTTAACAAGTTCCTTGCGTTCAATCTCTGTTATGTTAGATTTATTTTTGTGTTTCATAATTAATTCATTCCTAAAAAATCTCCTTACATATTCTTTAATAGTAACCTGAACAGGAATTAAAAATTCATCAACTCCAATTACACAACAATCTTTACTTGTATAAGTAGACAATCTTAAAGTAATCTGTGCACGGGAGTTTCTACTGTAAGCCATTGCGAAGCTATGTCTAAAATAAATTGCTCTCATCCATGCTAGCAGCAGATGCCTATTTTTTGGTTTGACAAAGTTATAAGATTTATGTTTATCCCAAAATTCAATACTTTCTTCAAATGTCATCTTAACATTGCTTCTAATCTTTTTTATAAGCTTGTTTTCCATATCAAAGGAATATCTAGGATGAAAAAACCTAATACCTTCAGTAAAATTCACTTCTGAAATTGCATCTTTATTATCAACTTCTGTCTTCTCCAACTCTAATAGATTTCTCAATAACAGTTCGTTAGAAATAGTAAATTCTTCATTGTCCAATATGAAATGATTCTCACGTTTAGAAGAATGTCTTAGTAACCTATAATTATTAGCCATACCCTTGCATAAAAATGATAGTATTGGGTGGATGTCAGGTATTCCAAATAATTCAACAGGTGTATTTGCCATTTGTTTTATTGTCATAAAGTTATTTCTTTGGCCATCCAATAAAGAATATGACCTGCAAACATTTGCAATATGGCATCTTTGCATAAAATATGATGACGTCATTACAGATCCAACCCTAACAGATTCTCCAACTCTAGACATTGCAGAATCCATGTCGTCACGATAACCTGTGCAACCTAAGTTCATTCCACACTCTTTCAACTTCTTTATATGTGGATAAGTCATATGGCCATTTAGTGACACTAATGAAATAAACTCCATTAGAAATTGTTGAGTGTTAGTTTTCTTTGTAGAGTCATTAAATCCATGACATTTCATAACCATCCTATGAAGAGTCCTAAATTTAATAAGCTCTTCTTCATCCTGTATTGTAACAATCATGCTATAATCATCACTATGCTCCATGTGTTCTACTCTCAACTTACTTTCAGGATATATCTTCAGCCAGACATCACGTGCAAAATTTGATGAACAAACTGCCTTAAAAGAGCTCATATAATTAAACATTCCTTGTAAAAAATTTTGGTCTGAATTTAATGTAGCAGCATGTGTTTCCATATATTTTGTGTACTCATTTGTTATAAAAAATGTATTCTGTAACAAAGATATTGGTATAGTGATATCTTTATTACCCCACATTAACACAACAGACATCATATATTTTATAAAGCCTATATTGCAATGTCCAGATAAACCTTTTAACATACTGGCAAAACATTCCATTGTTTCAGCGGCAGACCATTTTGTACAGTCTCCATTTACAAAATAAACTCTATCTGTAGAACCTTTTCTTGACAATGCTGCATTAATGAAATCCTGCATTACAAGTAATTTTTTGTCTCCAGGAACTGATATCATCTCATTAGGCAACTGTTTGCAGATCTCCTCAAACATGTTTTCAAGTACTCTAGCACAAGCTTTGCTTCCAACGTTGATAACATAAAACTCACGTTTTGCACCATATTGAGCTTTAATACAAATGTCTGCTAGAGTTTTACTACGATTTTTGTTAACATTCCACTCTGCCATATCAAAAACTGTAGTTATATAATTGTTTTGTTCAAGAACATCTAATATACAATCATGTACTTTTGATCTATTCTTATTTGGTAATGAGCTTTCTTTTGAAATTTTTGTTCTGAGCATTTTTAATGGTCTAAGCTTTGTCTCGATATTATTATACTTTGCATATTCTTGAATATACAAGCTAGGCATCTTAGTTTTTTTAACTTTTTTCTTTTTTTTCTTTTCTTCAGAAATGTCAACTAACTCTCTCTCATATTCAGGTATGGCGGCTTTGGTTGAAGTAATATTACTTATAGGTTCATTGAAATGTTTTTTAAAAACCTCGTCCCAATTCATTCCTTTTAAACTATTCATCGTTCTTTGAACAGAGACATCTAATATTTCACTATTATGACCGATATTCGATTTTTTGTCTAATAACATTTCTTTGATTAAGTCAAAATTACCAACACCACATTTCCTATCAGAATTCATCTCTTCATATTTTTGTTGATATTCCAAAATTGTATTAATAGCCTTAACATTTTCATGATGAATACTTGAAGGTTCTTTTAATGTATGCACATAAATGAACATGTCATCTAGTAAGTCTTGCAAGTCATGTATAATTAAACTCGTCCATATAGATGGGATATCAAACCTTCCACCAATGCTATCCTCTGATCTCTTACCATTATAAAAAACTGGCTGTTTAAAATATATATTTCTAATGTCAGATTCTACAAAATCTGTTGCTTGCTTTTTAAGATTATGCATTCTATTTGCAATCCAAACTTCCATTGAAGTATTGTATGGCGGGCTGAACTTATCTACAATTAGACGCTCAATCTCACTAAATTCTGAAAACGATGCCATTATAGCATATCTCATATCAGCTAACATTTCAGCTATTCTTTGATTTGTAGTCAATCCTACGAGAACTTTCAAAGAAAAATGATGTCTTACAATTTCCCTGGAGTATTCATCAGAACCTTCAATTCTATCATAATCCAGAATATTTGTCCTATTTCTTAATAATCCATTCATTGCTGTTGATAAGACACAGAAATATTGATCTTTTAAAAACGTGACCTTATATGTTTCTATTCTTCTCCAGTTTGTGCAAAACATAATAACCTTTTTCCCATTTATGGTTGAGTTCCAACTAGTTATTTTCCCAAAAGGTCTAGTAAACCATCTATTATCATCTGTATAACCTATTACCATGAAAGCTTTTCCAACATCTTTTCCCTTATCGTGATAGCTATTGTTTAAAATATATAAAAGATTTGGTGTGCCTGCTGTAAAAAATGACATTGTGTTACTGGGCAGTGAAAATTGATTAAAATGCATAATTTGCTCAGCAATTAGAGACTGAGTCTGTATATATTTGTAACCTTTGTAACATCGCAATTCCTGTAAAATTGGTAAATACTCTTTTGTCATCTTTTCTTTTAGGTCTTTTAGTACAGGTTCATCATCAGAATCAAGTCTTCCAAGTATATTTGAATAGTAATCTTTAACAACCAATCCAGGTTTAATTTTTTCACTAAATAAGTCTAAAATGTCATCTATTTCTTCTGATTGATCAAATCCACAAGTAGGTCTTTCTTTTGTTGGTACTTTCTTTTCTTTTTTATACCCAGAGTGACTCTTTTTCCAAAATTCTGTAAATTCATTCGATCTATTTGTTAAAGGTATCTTGAACATTTTTTGTCTATAAGATCGTGTGTCGTTTTGTTTAGGAACAAATTCTTTTTTTTGCTTTAGGAAGTCTAAATAACTAGAGATAGGCGTCTTATTTTCTTTACATTCCACTTTGTAAGTTTCATACAACTTTCGGTATAGCTTATCTGTTTCATCATTCAAATAAACACCTTTATTAAACATACTAATATTAAATTTCCTGTGTTCTCCTTTAAACGAGTCAATCACTTCCTTAGATATTTCACTAACAAAATCTGTTGCTAAACCATGAGATCCTGAATTCCTAAAAAGGGACAACATCAATAAAATCTGTTTTTGTTCTAATCTCAGTTCCTTTAGTAATTCATTGTCTAGTGCAGTATCATATTCCAAATCAATAGGCTGACTTGACAGAATTGGTGTAAATAGCTGATGAATGGGCTTACTATGTGATTCAGGATAATTTTTATTTTTATCATATAATATGTCAATGGAATTCTGAATTGCATCAATTGAGGTTTTCTTTTCTGATAGAGCTTCAACTACATCAGCATCTTCAACTAACTGCTTAAGTATTTCACATTTTGACAAAAACTTTTTGTCATAATGAGCTTGCCTATCACTTTCTGATAAGTTTGACAATTTTTCACACTTGACCATTATTTCCTCTGCATGTCTTCTTAATACTTGGTTTCTATTACAGTTATGGAGGTTATTTAAATACAGCCTATTGATTCTCTCAAATAAGTCATCGTCAACATCACTTTCAGGCTCAATGTCTTCATCGTCAGCAGCACCAAACTCCTTAGCAAAATATTGATGGACAAGCCTTTCATCTTGAATCTTCTTTCTTAAATTTAATTGTGTAACATTGATTTTATCAGAAAAGAAGCGCAATGGAAGCATGCTAATCCTTTCTCCACCTTCAATACTCAAAAATGAACAAAAATCTTCAAATCTTTGCTCTACATCTTCCAATCTTGGGGACACAAAAGAAACATGGAAACCTACATCTACAGCCGGATACATTCTTTGAATTTCTGCTGTTAAAGGTTCATATTTTCTTCTTTTGTTATCAATTTGTTGGTTTGTTCTAGTTGAGATGCTGAAATCAACAACTTTTATAAACCTTGCAACATTTGCATCTTGCGTCACTTTAAATTCATCATCAAACATGATTATCAAGTCTGGGGTCAATTTTGATAAATTATCTGGGAGTGCTGGAAAATAAAAACCTGCTTTTCTTTCAATTCTTAACATATCTGGTAAATCTGCCATTATAACAAATGAATGATGTATCAAATCATGCCTATATTTATATGTGATTAATAAATTTTCCAGAGCCTGATTTTGGTTACTGTCTTCTATTTCCATCAGAGTGACAAGTTCCGAGTCAAGGTCATCTATGACAGTCTGAATTCGGTTTTCCATGTTAAATTTTCTCTTTTATGTATTGATATTTCAAACTTTTTCTTACCCATCAATATATCCTTAATCTTATCGTGATTGCTTCCAGCTCCTAGCCAATCATAAATAACATTTCTTATATCTTCTAGTTTGTGTCGTGAATAAAGACTTTGGAATTGATGTTCCGAGTAAGCCAATTCTTCAATATCTTCTTGAGATAAGCATAATTTTTTTAAACAATTAAAACATTCCGATAGTTCAAGTTCTAATTCTGTCATTTTATCAATTTGTTGTTTCCTTGCTTTTTTATGTTCGGA